ATAAATTGTGGTATACTTACACATGTTATTAATCCTTAGTTTGTTTGTCTAAAACTATAATACTTAAGGATTAATAACACTCATATCTTTTTCTTCACCTATCCCTTATCCATAACTCGGGTTAGTTTACTTACATATTTTTTAAATCTTAACCTAATTGTCTAACATATAACCATTTAACATTAAACCCAAAAAATTATAAGAAAATCAAAATCTAAGAGATGTGTGTTATAATTGCTTTAAGAAAAAATATTTTGAGTCTTTTGAATCAATTGTATATTCTGGATACACCTTTGGTAATCCTCTAAGGCTTTTAATCTATCTTCTGCCGGTAATTCTGATAATTCAGAAATCAATAATATTTCAATCTGCTCATTAAATCCAACACCTAGTTTGGCATTAGTTGGAACAGCTGCATGAAGATTTGTTATATGAGTATTAAGAGACTCCGACAGGCCTATCCCACCACCGCAGGCTTTAACTTTATCGTTTAAATCGGTATTTTCTATTTCTAGTTTTTTTGTATTACAACCAATTAAAGTTATAGAAAATAATAAGACAAGCATCAGAGTCTTTTGCATCATTTGCTATTTTTGCCGGTTGTCTCATGTCCTTTCAAAAAAGCAACTTCCTTTTCGGTAACAGTACTTCTTGCATTACCTTCTAAGTCCACTCTTTCTGCCCCAACAACAAGTGTTTCTTTATATTGGTCTTTCCCACAATATCGGTGGAAGAATTGCTGTAGCTGTCCTCTTGTAATCTCAAGCGCTTGGCGCTCAGCTAATACGTCCTTTAAAATACCGATGGCTAAAGGCTTTGGCGGTTTACTAAAACATTTGGGGTATTTTTCTTGCATATGTCTTAGTACCTTAAGATAAAGCTCAAAAGATAACAGCTGCTTTCTTGGCGGTTCTATCTTTTGTTTATGACTTTTATTATCTGTTTTGTTCTTTGGCTTAAAAACTGCCTTTTCTTTATCCATTTATATGCTCTATTTAATTTTCTTAAAAATTACTAACTCCTACTTTTATATAGCCACTCCCAAATCCATTGAGGTAGCCACCCACTTAATTGTTGATCCCTAACAATCTCAAGTATTAAGATATGGTCTTTATCACTTAGATGCGGTTTTAACTTTTTTAATAATTCTTCCGCTGTATGTTGTGTATATATAATCCAACAATTTTCAGCATATCTAATCCAATCTTCGGAACATTTTGTAAATACTGGCTCTAGTTCCTTGCCTAAAGGTTGACCTAAAAAATAAAACCCAATATGAAAATATTTTTTATGTTTCATTTGTTTTTTATAGCTTTATTTAAATTACTTGGCCTGTTAGTTAATGGCGATTCTTTCGGTATATTAATTTGCTTCCCTCCTAATTCTGTCCGTTTATACATTACTAGTTGTGCTCCGTCTAAAACAGCTATTTCAGGATTTTTTTCTGCAAAAGCAAATGTACTTTTACAAAATAGTATAAAAGCTATTAACATTGCTATAATCAGCCCCAATATAGCCCATTCATTTTTGATAAGAGTATATGCAAGAATTCCTATCACTAAAATTAACAGCATTCCCAACGCGTTAAGCTTACCCACAACTCCACTCCCTAATTGAATCTTTGTTACACTAAAATCTTTAAATATAGAAAAATTAAACATACTTATAGTTTTAAGCCAATCATATCAATAATTACTTTGTTGACATACTACCTCTATCTTTAGACATGGGTAGTCAAGCCGCCTCCATATCTTGAGAATAATTATACTGCTTATTAATGTATTCTATACAGGCCAATTGCCTTTCCTCCCCTAAATCTGCAATACTTTCAACACCAACTTTGCTACACCACTTGTTTATTATCTCGCTTGATACATTATGCAATTTTATAAGTTCTAGCAACTCTAAAAGTGTTTCGCTCGGCTCTAGGTCTTTGATGTCCTCTGCCTGATGAGATAATACAGAGTCAAGTTTGCTACTTATACTTTGAGATTTTGGGGTTATATTTTTAACTTCTATTTCAAGCTCATTAAAGTGTTTGCCTTCCATTTCCTCAGCTGTCGGATGCTGACTTACTATCTCAGGAAAAGCTTTACGCAAGGCTTGGGCCTCAGCGCATTTGGCAAGCTGTCCGTATGGTCTCTTTCGCCACATAGTATTAGGTGTAAGTTCGTCTTTTTTAGAAGCATAGTTTTCTAACCAGTATTCTTTCGCAGTAAATTCAACAATAGTATTATTTACCAGCTTTTTTATTGTTACCTTACACCATTTAGGATAGGTAATTTCCACCCCACCTAAATTACATGTTACATCTTCGCCAAATTCAGGCTCGCTTACACCCGCATATTGATTACTACGTGCCGCCTGTATTCTATATAAGCCAACACCTGCCATAATCACATCCTTGTACTCGTATTTGCCTGTAACGGCATTTTTTACGCTCATCGGGACAATATGAACCGGCTTTTGCATCGGGTCTAATTTTGCCGCCTTGCAATAATCAAGAACCATCTTTATACTTTCGTCTCTTGCTCCGGTATATAAGCTGTTTTTTAGTGCTGACCATATATGCTGGTCAATTTCATTGCTGGTATTTATTGCTGTTATGTTACTCATTTTCTTCGATCTCCTCCTCTTCTATTTTCTTGTTAAAATCTTTATACAAATTAAACACTCCTTTTATAGCTTCTATTATATTCATGTTTAATCCCCCTCTAGGCATTATATTGTATGATTAATTTATAACGTTTTTTTAATTTTTCTATCAAATCAGGATCAGTCCCTCTTTTGCCGTTTTCATAGTCGCTAATCCTTGCTTGATTAGTATGTAAAGCTTCAGCTACTTGAGGGATAGTCATACCCGCCTCTTGCCTTAATCTTTTTAACTCTTCTGCTTCTTCTTTAGTTGGCACTGGATATTTTCTCATTTTACTAAAAACATTCTCGATTGCTGACCATATTTTATACATTTCTCGTATATTTCTCTATATTTTTCCCTAAATGTTTTAAGGTCAACAAGCGATTTTGGAGCTGTATTTTTCCACGTAGCTATTACGTTCCCCTGATTATCTATGAGTACGTCATAATCTCTCATAAATTCCTGTATATCGGTCTTTAATTTCTCAATGGTATCGGATATCCGTACTTCTTCCTCCTTAGCAGCTTTTAGCTGTTCCCATTTCTCTATAATATTATCTTCCGCTACTATTTCTTGATAATTACTTTGCGGGAATAAGTTAAATGTGTCCCTAGTATTAACACATTTAGGCGGTATTCTTTTTTCTATATGGTTATGCCAGAAGTTACAAGCTATCTTAATTAACTTATCTTCTAGCTCCTTGTTTCGCTCATAAGTATAAATTCTAAAATCTTGACCACCAATTAAAACTGCTATATCAACCTTGGGTACATCACAGATTGCAGCATAGTAAGCTACTTGTATCAGATATGACTCAGGGATTTGGTCAGTGCCTGAGTCTCCCCATTCTTTAGCCTTGGTAAAACCAGCTGTCTTACATTCTAGAACATACTCTCTATCACCTACCCATCTATCAATATTTGCTGCTAAAAATGGATATTCTTTATGTTTTATCGGTCGAATCCACTTCCATACCATTTTACCAGTATCTTCACTGTAAGCCTCAGCAACAGCTTCCTCTAAAAGATTACCCCACCTCATTGCAGGGCTAGTCTCGCACCTAATGTCATCGCTGGTTTTGTCCAAATATACGTCAAGAGCCGTGCGGTATGGATTAAGTCCACAGATAGCTCCCAAATCGCTCCCGCCTATATAATTTTTTCGCTCCATTAGCCATTTTTGCTTGTTTTCCATATAACTACCTTTATATACTTATAGCTTTATAGTTTTAAATATTCCTATAAATAATTTCTTATAATCGCTAAGTCCTTTAACATCTCTTTAAAATGTGGGAGTTGAGTAGAATATACTTTCGCTTGATATTCAAAAAATCCAACTGTCATATCAACAAAATCTCTTGGTACTACTACCCATTGATCATCAGTCTTTGATTTTAACCACATTGACAAGCTGTGCGTTGATATCTCGCTGTCCATACCCCAGAGAAGGTTGGATATTTCTTCACGAGGAATAAAACGATCTTTAATTAATGCCATCTTATACCTCTAATCCTCTAGTTGAAGAAAAGTAAAAGCGTAATTCCTGATCGGCCGTGTAAGCATTATGCTCAGCTTCCTCTAGTTCCTGCTCTAATGCTAGCGGGTCATATTCGGAAATATCCCAGTCAACGCAGTAATCTTCTGCCTTAGCAAGTAAATACTCGTATTTATCAATATCAACCATTAACTGGTAGTAATTATTGCCATAGGTTTTATAAGGGATATTATAAAGATTAGCTCTCTCTACTTGCTCCTCTATAAAGGCTTCTCTTGCTCTTTCGCCGATTCTAGCAAATGTTTCTTTAGCAGAATCAGATAGCTGGATGCTTTCACTTTTAGCTTCGTGAAACTTAGGAGTTTCAGTTATATTAGCTGGCAATTGCTCTTTAGATTTACGCTCATTAGAGATTTTTACCGCTGCTCTTAATTGCTCAAGATTAGAAAATATCTGCGCAGCTTCTTTTGTCGGGAGTAGCATTTTTCTTAACACTTCCTTGGCCTTGGCAACGCTGATTTCTTCTAAGCTTGGCATGATAGATTCCGATAACTTATGGCTTCCATCAATTATACCATAATTTATCTGATTATTAGTGTGTTCGTGATTTTTTTGTTTAGGAAAACTACCTTGACATAATGGTAGCGTTAAGATATTTTGCATATATCCTCATGGATTATTTATTGATACAAGTAAGAATTTAATCGGCTGAGAAACTGAAAATTCTTACGACATATAAGGTTATTAAAACGTCTTAAGGTGCAAACTTAAGACGTTTTTTTGTGCCTTATGAGATAAGTATACAGAACAAAACCTTATTTGTCAACAAATAATTACAAAAAAAGCAATTACTTTTTTAATTTCTCTGCTATTAAATATTCTTTTAATAGTTCATTTAACTTCTCTTCGTTAGCAATATATTTATATATTCTATCTTTTTTTCTAAAAACAAAATTTCTTTTCATTAACCTTTGTAGATGAACGCTAGCAGCTTGCCTTGATATATCTGTAACTTTTTTAATAGTCTCAACTGTTACTCCTTTGTTTTGTCCGAACGAAACTATATTATTCATTATAATTTTTTGACCTTTAGATAGATCTCCAGTAAAATCTATAGCTTTTTTATATTGTTCCATAATATTTATATCCATATACCCCCCCCATAAAACAAAGGTTTATACTCATTAATTACAAAAAAAGCAATTGACGAGAAAACAAATAATGTTTATTACTACATTATGGTAGCACTTTTTCTATTTTTAGGAAATCTTTGTTGCTGTGTGTATCCTCGAACGAGGATTATATTTTAATGAATTGAAAAGGTATTTGTATAGGAAAAACTTAAGATATTTAGACATTTGAGATAAGTTTATTAAATTCTTGGCGGTTTTTAATTTTAACTTTTCAAAATCAAGAAAGAGGTATTTTTTAAGAGAAACACCCAAAACTCGTAAACTTTCGCTAGTTACGAGAATATGAGGATATTATCTAATAGTCAAGTGTTTTTCTTTAAAAATTACAAGTTAATAATAATTTTTAGAGAATATGGCAAAACAACAAGAGCAAAAATTAACCTTTACGGAATCGTCCCAAGAACAGCTATGCAAACTCTATTCTTTTGAGAAAGAAAAAGCCCGCTATCGTAAAACGTATATTGATTGGGATAAAATCAAAAGAGCCAATAATAAAGCTATTCGCCAAAAAGCAAAATATTTAAGCAAAGATGCACAAGCTATTCTTGCGCCGATTATACAGGGTTTAAAAAGAGGAAAACGTGTATTCTTTAATCATAAGTATATATCTTCAATTACTCTATGCAAAAGAAGGCAAAATCAGAATATCATAAAACAGTTAGAATCTGTCCTAGATATTACCTACCATAATTCTATTACTTATAATGGCAAAAAATATCGGTTTAGTTATGAGTTTTCTTATAAACTTACAAAGCTAGAAAATATAGGTTACTTGGAGCATTCTATCGAGCAATTTTCTGCTCAACAAAACGACCCTCTCTATATATATAAAGAAAATAAAAATATTGAAGATATAGATCTAGAATCTAATTTTTTACAAAATTCTAAAAGTAATAAACTAGAGGAAAATACAGAGCCTAAAATTAGAGAATTTTCACCTAATACCCCCCTTAAACTCAAAAAAAGAAACTCTAATAAGAGAAAAAAGTCCACTATAGCACAGGCAAAGGCAAGAATTTATCGTTTTAACCAGTACAAAGAGCCGCAAGACCTAAAGCACCATTACCCATTAAACAAGGAGGATGGAAGCAAATTACAAAGCCTTTCAGGGCGGGACTTTAGCCTAAATGCGATGAATGAAATACTCCTCGATATGTCAAAAAGACGAGATAACAGGTTCTGCTCCAAAGCTCAGTTTATGGCCTATTTCGGCAAGTGTCTGCGGTTTGAGATGCGCGATAGCGTAAAAACTGGCAATGATAACTTCCGCATAAAAGCTAATATTCCCAAAGAAAAACCAATAAAACCTAAGATAATCAATGAAGTGGTGGTAAGAGTACATGACCTAGAGAATAGAACCACCGATGGTTTTCAACCATTGACAAATACAATTAAAGCTTTATCTTTTCTAAAATTATAATCAATAAAAAAGAATATATGTTTAAAATATTTTTGGAAAAATTAAAAAGCTTTTGGAACGAAGATAAAATTGATTATTCCAATTTGAATGGAAATGATGTTTTTGTTGGCACTTTTGAGCGTTATCAAAGTTGGAGAGATAAATTTTATATTGTATTAAATAGTATAGAATTTTATCCACCTACAGAGGTTATAGATCAACCTTTCTTTAACGTAAATAAATTTATTTATATTAGCCAGTATCATTTTCACAATATAATTAATATTGGAGAATTTTTGGATAAAATAAAAGAAGGTGAGAAAGTTATTTTTAGTGCTAAACTTAATCTGTCAGCAAAAAAAGAAGATTCTTATAACGTCAAAGAATATTTTACGGCTCTGTCCAATTGATTGTGTAAATTCCCATAAGTTATAATAAGAAAAAATTATAATTTAAGGAGAATAAAATGACTAAAAATATACAAACCGCAAAACTAAATGCAGCAATAGATATGCTCATA